TGCCACTCCCCTCTGTCCTTTAAGAAAGTAACCAAAATCGTATTTCTCCTGTATCTTGTCCTTTATACATTTGGCGTCCATATCAAATGGCGTGAGATTCAAGACGTTAGTAGTGTTGTTGTTTGTTGTTGTCGGTTTGGCTATCGCCTTCGTTGCCAATTCTTGTATACGATCCTGTAGTTTCTCTATTTTTTCTTCGTATTCTCTCTTTTGCAGTGCAAGTCGTTCTTCGTATCGCTTAATCTCCTTCGTTTGCCGCTTTATTTTCTGTTGATGCCCCTTTATTTTCTGTTGATGCTGTTTTATTTTCTGTCGATGCTGTTTTATTTTCTCTTCTTGCAGCTTTATTTTCTCTTCTTGCAGCTTTATTTTCTCTTCTTGCTGATTCTTTTTCCGTTCTGTTATGGTATCTGCTTCTTTTTTACTCCTCTGTATTTTTAAACAGTATTTCGCCTTAGACACGTGTGTTTTTAAAACGTATACACTTGAGAAAGTCTTTCCACAAAATTGACATTCTGAACTCATTTATATTATTGTATTTTCTTTTAAAACGAAAATTTTGTCATTTTTGTTTCAAAATAGAATTCGACGAACGAAAGCGAGAAGTTCGAAGCTGTTTTACACCACGAGTAACGACGTTTACTTTTTTTTGGACTAATTTGAAATAACGAATCGTGAACTTTCAAGGTTGATTACAGGTACGCTTACGAAACATTAATATTCCAGTTTGATTACAGGGTGGAAAAAGTGGTTTTTTCACAAATTTTGACAAATTTTCACAAATTTTGACAAACATATGTTACATAATCAAGGTCAAATTCAACCACCACGATGAATGTTTGGTTTTTTTCGCAAATTTTCACAAATTTTCACAAATTTTGACAGACAAAATCGTTCAGAACTTGGCGTTTTCGATGTCTGAATGTTTTCTTTTTGCGCAAAAGAATTTTTTCCGGAAGAAAAAAATTAAGATGGATTTTCAGGTTAATTTATAGGCTGATTACTCATCTTAATTTTTTCCGGAAAATACTTTTACTGAATTCAGAATGTGATAAAGTATTTTCAGAAAAAAAAAACACACACAAATATTGTGTGTGTTTTTTTTTTGAACAAATCAAAATCCGAATTTTTAGTTTTCTGTAAAAGAATTTTTTTCCGGAAGAAAAAATTAAGATGAGTTCAGAGTCTTGACTGGCAACCTCATTATACGTTAGTTACCCGTTTAATTTGAACCAGTATTCATTAACTACCTCGATATTTGAAGTTTTGTTCGATGAACAGCTGTTCTGTTTTCGTTATGTGTAATGTGTTGTATACGTCTGTTCGGCTATTTACATACGGAAATGACTTGAGAATTAAGACATTATTGAAATTACCGTACCTACATATGTCGTTCAGAAAAACATATAATGGGTGTTTGAGAGTGTCACATATCCCCTCCGCTTCTTTCTTGTTCTCACAACGTATAAACGCTATCGATTGAGTCATTCCACAGTTGTCTACAAACACTTTGTAATAAGAACTGAGAGATATGAAAACTTTATAGCCTTTTTGATACTTGTGTGGGATCTTACTCCAGCATGTTTGAGAAGGAGTGTGTATAAGTCTGTGTCTGTATTCTTCATACCTATGATTTTGTATTACTTTTTTCTTTGTATGACGATGTAAGTCACTAGTAGTTTCAACAAGAAATTTTTTACTTGGAGCATCTAGAGTTTTGTTTATTATTGACTGTATGAGTTTGTTGTAGAACAGTGGTATATACTTCCTAACTTGACTGTTAACCATGCTTGTGTATTCCTTGTTTTTCCAGATTCCTTCAATCTGTATAGGTTTATAAAACTTCTTATTTTGAAGAACAAACCAAGTAAAAGACGAACCAATGTGTTTGAAGTACTTTTTTGCCGTGTGTATATTCAAGTAATGGAATTGTAGCTCAGTAAGCTGTGTAATCAACTTATTTCTTCTCGAATAAGACATCCAATTATTAGGCACTATGAATAGCAAGTAACCACCAGGTTTTGTTTTTCTGAGCGACCTGTCGATGAAGTCGCCAACAAGGTTGTGGTTTTTCGATGCTCTGTTTCCGTTCTTGGAGAACTTCGCGTAGGGTGGGTTACACATTATCAAATCATACAGCTTATTGTCGATATCGTTTGACAAGAAGTCATAATTTGTTATATTAGTTTTGAAGCCGTCGACGCCAAAAATTTGTTTAACCACTGCAAGTCTGTCCTCGTTGATATCGTTGAAATGCAACATCTTTTCCACAATTTCTTGAGGTTTGTGATATTGTAGCAAACTGAAATACAACGGTATAAAAAAGTTACCGTTGCCACAGCAAGGATCAAACACCTCAAGATTTCTGTTCTTGAAAATAGAAGGAGGTAACCTTGAAATCATTTCCTCTACGCAGTCTAAAGGGGTAGGTTCGTCGTTGCTTGTTACGTATAATGATTTGTCCTTGTTTATGGTTTTGTCTATATAATTTTTTAGTTCGGTATAAGGGGAGTTTATAGTTTTCATTAGTCATATTTACTACGGTTCCTTTAAACTCGTATACAAAGAAACCCTTTTCTGCTAATGTAAACTCTGAATGTATTTGACCACTTCACATATTTCGGTGTGAAAGTGAGTGGCACATTCCTCACACGTAATTTCAGGTGGGTGGTTGTATATGTGCTTCAGCATCCCTGATTTCTTTATCATATCTCTAACAGGACCTCTCATGCAACAGAAGAAAATATGAACATCTAAATCATTATACATTTCAGTCAGTCCGTTTATAGCGGTTGCGTCTAAACTGGATATGACACTAAAGTCCAAAATCAAGTACTTTATATGCCGGTCGTTGTTAATTACAGAGTCTACCACTTCCTTGTAGTATCCGATATTTGCAAAATTGAGAAAAGAATCGAAACGAATAATTTCTACGTTTTCTATTAATTTAGCAGTTTTGTATCTTCTTATGTTTCTGTATATAATCAATGATTCATCGTGTGGACTCTTGACTTCTCCCAAACGAGCCCAATGTGGTTGTGTTATTTGGTTTATTAGTATAAGCAATGATAGAATCAATCCGGTTAATATTCCATACTGTAGACCAAATGATACGCTTGTAACGAATGCCACAATCCAGGTCGTGAAATCCTTTTTGTTTATTTTCCAAAAGTAAAGGGGCGTCTTTACGTCAAAGTATTTGAGGAACGAGTTGACAATAATACAAGAAATGACGCACTTTGGTAGGTAGAACAGCAAACCCTTTAGGTACAAAGAGAACAGAAGAATTAGTAAACTGCAAAACAAGTTGCTAAACTGAGATTTGGTCTTATTGTAATTGCTTATGATTGATCTGCTAAAGCTTCCTGTGCTAACGAAACACTGAAAGAATGAGCTGACGAAGTTCATAAGTCCAATGGAAAAGAGTTCCTGATTTGTATCAATTACGTATTTGTTTTCAGCAGAAAGCGACTTAGCAATAGTTATTGACTCCACGTAGCCGATACAGGCAAACAGCACACTTTCAGCAATTAATGTGTAAGTCAACCCGTTATTGCCAATTTGGAGTTGTGTAAATTGTGGAAGAGAGAAACTGAACTCTCCAAGTACTTCTATACCAAATGTATCAGAAATTCCAAATGAAGCAAACAGTATAATATTAGTGCATAATAGAATAAGAGGAACTGGTAGTAACTTAATATCAAACTTGTTCTTCGTGATGCTCAGCACCAGCAGAAGAATACCGTTAAGAATGCTTGCGACTACTGTTGGTATATGGAAAACATCTACATTCTGAAACAAAGTATAGAGTAAATTCCAAAGACTTTTGTCTGCGACTTTTTCTATTCCAACAAGTGTAAACATTTGAGATGTAATTATGACAAGCGAAGCTGCACATATAACACCTTTGATTATTGAATGACTAAAAAAATTGATCAAAGAACCCAGTTTTAGTACTCCTAGAATAATTTGTACTATTCCTGAGAAAAATGTAGCAACGAATATCTGTTCCTTATCAAGACCGGAGGAACTGACAAGAATCGACAACAGCGCCACTGGTCCGACAGCTAGTTGTCGACACGTTCCAAAAAAGCTATATACCGCTAAAGGAAGTATTGAAGTATACAATCCGTATTCCGGGTCTAGACCTGCAATGCTGGCATCGGCAATAGATTGTGGAATAAGAACCATTGCTACCAAAATGGCATTCAATAAGTCTTTTATAATGAAAGTTGGTTTATACCAAGCAAGAATGTCACACACATTCATTCTAGGAAAGTGTATATATTCCCTGATATCGAAATCTTTCATCTTGGATTTGTAATTTATGAACGAATCTTCTTCGGTAATATCTACGGTAGTCATTGTATATTATGGATTTACCACTTTAAATTATGTTGAACTACATTCGTAAGTTCCTTGATTGACTAAGAAATTACAGTTTCCTATTTCAGTAGAACCTCGAGGATTATTACCATAACAGTAAAAAGTTGATTTTGGTGAAGCTATTGTGGGAGTGTAGCAAAAGGCAGCATTAGGATTGAAGTTCGTATTTCCGTTTGCTGGGTTTACTCCTTGATTAATAACAGTATTATTGGCAATGTTAATTTTGTATTTATCTCCGTCTTTGATTTGTAGTATAAACTGTGACAAATTAAAACCGGATGTAGGGGTAATAACAATAGAGTGTATGTAGTTGAAGTCTACAGGGGACTGCATTTCAATAAAGTTAGGAATAGTATAAGGTTGTAAAGGTACTTTTGTCGTTTCTACATCGTCAGTAGTTTCGTTATTCAAAACATTAATGTAAGCGTCACTGAAGTTTACACTTGAACCTATTATTCCTAATCTGAAAGTATCTCCTTGTTTTATCGGTATTGTTAAGTTTTGTATATAACCAGTGTCTGGGTCCTTCTTCGGTTTACCATCTCTAGGTAAAAAGAGGAACTTGATCTCTTTATCCTTTACATTTTGTGGTAGGCCCATAAAACGACTCAACGCTGAATAGTTCATTGTTGCATAAGCCGCATTTGACTTAGTTTCGAGTAACGCAACGTCACTTTCTAGTTTAGAATTTTCATCCTTGAGTGCCTGATTTTCTTTTTCTAATTTCTGTGAATTGGGTTGGACTAGTCCAAAGTAAAGACCCGCGATAATTAGAGCAAATGCTATTAACATAGCAATTATAACGATTACTAATTGAGCTGACATTTATTTATATATGAGAAAAAATTAACTTAAAACGCAATCAAAAGAAATTAAATAAATGTCTACATTAACCATAGAGGAACAAATAAAGGAAACAGCCAGAAAAGCCTGGAGAGATGTAATAGAAGAAAAGCTGACACAGAAGGAGCCGGATTTCGATTATGTAGTAACACTCTACACAGAATTTAAGAGAAAAGTACTAGAACTGGTTCTGAACGAAAAGATGAAAAAAGCGATTGATGAAGACTTAGATGTCGCCTTATTCAAACAAATGATTGAGTCAGATTCATTTAATGCCAATGATTTTTTCAGTTTGGTCGAGTACTGCTTTGTTATATGTAAAAGACTTGGGTCAGCATCCAGGGACGAAGACACAGACGAATTGAAAAAACAGGTCTTTATTGAATTTGGGGGCAATGTGTTTAAGGGTATATCGCTTTTTTTCCTGAATTTGAATATATGTATTGACTGGATATATGAAGATATATTGAAGATCACAGAAAGCCTTCGAGGTGATAAATGATAAATCAAATGTAACTCATACAGTAAAAGTGAAAATGAATAAATTTAAACATATGCTGCAAAACATAAAATGCAGGAAGTAAAATTTTTTTCATACGATTGGGTTGTGAATGATGACGAAGACGAAAACAGAGTTGTTATTGATATTTATGGAATCGATAAACAGAATAACACTTTATGCGTTCATGTCACCGATTTCACACCCTATTGCTATATCGAGCTACCACCCACAATACAGTGGGACGAAATTAAAGTGAAGATGTTTGAGGACAAACTGAGAAAAATACTGGGAAAGAGGAGCAGCTTGCAGAAATGCGAGCTAAAGATGAAGAGAAAGCTGTACTATGCTAATTTTACAAAGGATAAGAAACCAATTCTTTTCCCATTCATTCTGTGCTCTTTTAAAACTTTCAAAGAGGTTAAGTTTCTCACTTACACATTGAAGAATAGTTTGTTTGTATCTGGTATAGGGAAGGTAAGTATCAAGATTCATGAAGATAACGCAACTCCCATTCTACAATTGGTATGTTGTAAGGATATTCCTACCACTGGTTGGATAAAAACGGTAGCAACAGAAGTTCCTGAAGACGAGTACACAACTACCTGTTATAAAGAGTATAATACGAGTTATAAAGCACTTGAGAAAGTGGAAGACAATGTGCTGGCGACGCCCCTGATTATGGGATTTGATATAGAAGTCTATTCTTCTAATCCGAGTAGAATGCCAGATCCTAACAAACCGGAGGACAAGGTGTTTCAAATTTCTTGTGTTTTAAACAGAGAAGGTAGTGAGGATTATGATAAGTACCTTTTGAGTTTAGGCGAGCCTTCGGCTAAGTGGGTTGGGAAGGATGTTAACATATACGGATATGATAACGAGGCAGAATTGTTGATAGGGTTTACAAACTTTATTAGAGAACACAATCCAAACCTAATAACTGGGTATAACATACTGGGTTTTGATATACCATACATGATTGACAGGGCCAAGCTAAATATGTGCATTTCTGAATTTGATAGACAGGGATTTCCTGTATACAAACATGCAAAAGAAAAGACAATTAAATGGTCTTCTTCAGCGTACAAAAATCAGGAATTCCAGTTTTTAAACGCTGAAGGAAGAGTGTTTGTTGATTTGCTGCCTATCATAAGGCGAGATTATAAGCTGAATAATTACAAGTTGAAGACGGTGTCAGAGCATTTTCTAGATGATGATACAAAAGATCCTCTGACAGCTAAAGATATATTCAAGTGTTACGAAGTGGGAACAACCAAAAAAGCTGATGGCAGTTATTCCAGAAAAGCAGTAAAGGCAATATCAGATGTGGGTAAGTACTGCGTGCAGGACACTGCACTTTGTAATAAGTTGATGGATAAATTAGATATATGGACTGGTCTTGCTGAAATGGCAAAGGTGTGTAACGTGAACATATTTTCCCTATACACTCAAGGTCAGCAGGTTAAGGTATTTAGCCAAGTGTATTATTTCTGTATGTATAATAATATTGTAGTAGAGAAGGAAGGATATGTAACACAAGAAAATGAGAGATATGTAGGTGCTCACGTTTTTGATCCAATCCCTGGCGTATACGACAAGGTAGTTCCTTTCGATTTTGCGTCTCTGTATCCAACAACAATGATTGCATATAATATCGATTATTCTACTCTTGTAGATGATAGTGTGAAGAATAACATCCGTGATAGAGATTGTCACGTCATGGACTGGACTGATCACATCGGATGTATACACGATCCAAAGGTCAAAAGAAAAATGGAGATAGATTCGATTATCGACTCAGAAAAAGATAAAATTAAAAAGCTTCGGGAAAAAAGAGACAGTATCAGAGGAAAGAACTCCAAAGAGAAAAAGCAAGAATACCAGAAACAAATCGATGAAATTACAAAGGGTTATAAACCATTACAGGAGGAAAGAACAGAAATTATGAAGTCGAAACCGAAAAATATAATGTGCGAGAAGCGGCATTATAGATTTTTGAAAGAGCCCAAAGGTGTTATTCCTACAGTTTTAGATGATTTGCTAGAGGCGCGTAGAAACACCAGAAAGCAAATAAAAGAGAATAAAGCCATCATAAAAACATCGAAAGATAAGAAACTAGTCAAGGATTTGATTCTGTTGAATAGAGTTTTGCATCAAAGACAATTATCCTATAAAGTTAGTTGTAATAGTATGTATGGTGCTATGGGTGTAAGACGAGGATATTTGCCCTTTATGCCAGGTGCGATGGCCACAACATATATGGGAAGGGTCAACATCGAAAAAGTAGCAGAAGTCATACCTAAAGAATTTGGGGGAAAATTAATTTATGGAGATTAATCTTAGTCTTCAACAGCAAGCGCTAAAAACGTGATACTTGCTAGTCCTTTTAGGGCGAGATGGCTTGATGCGGGAAACTCCTTAGAGCTCTAATTACCACCTTTGAAAGGAAACTTTTAAAGGGAACTCGTTTAATTGACGAACCCAACGGTAATAAGATTAGAGATTGGACGATCCGCAGGCTTACTACCTAAGTCCGTTATGATAGGAAATGGTAGGGTCTCAACGACTGAACGGTCATCGGTGGGTAATGATAGTATAATCAACTTGAACCTGCTTAAGATACAGTCTGGCTTCATACGAAAGTATGAGGATAAACCGACAGATTCAAATTACATTCAATTTCCTCATTTAAGTTCTCCAGAAGAGATATGGAATTACGCAGAAAACGTGGCAGATCAGGTTAGTTGTCTGTTTCCAAAACCCATAAAGTTGGAGTTTGAGGAGGCAATTTATTGGAGGTTTTTGATATTAACTAAAAAACGGTACATGTATACCACTTGGACAAAGGAAGGAGGATTTAAGGAAGGAGTTGGAAAAAAGGGTGTACTCCTTGCTAGACGAGACAATAGTCCGTTTATTAGGCATATATATGAAAAAACTGTCGATATGATATTCAACTATAAGGGGCAAGATGAGGTTTTATATTACATAATATGCGAGTTGAATAATCTATGTGGTGGCTATTTCCCAATGAAGGATTTTGTTGTGACTAAGTCAGTGGGTGACACCAACAATCAATTAACTGAACCGTTTTATGATGAAGAATCAGGAGTGAAAAAGGTAAAAATGGGCGATTACACACTTCCTTTGCTACCACCAGAAGATAAACCAGAGGAGAGAGAAAAGCAGTTAAGAAACAAGGACGTCTACACGGAAAAAGACTACTATCTCAAGTGTCTTCCAGCCCAGGTTCAGCTAGCAGAGAAAATGAAGCGTAGGGGTACGAGAGTTGATGCTGGTTCCCGTTTAGAGTATATTATTCTAGATACTGGAAATCCTAAAGACAAACAGTACGACAAGTTGGAAGATGTGGATTATTATAAGAAGCACAAGAGTGTTCTCTCTCTTGATTATATGTACTACATGAAGTTGTTGACAAATCCAATGGATCAGGTAATAAAAACGGCGTTTAAGGAAAATAAATTCATGACAAATCATTTCAAGACAAGAATGTCAAAACAAAAAATGTTGAAGGATCTGAAAGGATTAACGGAACCTAAAATAGTGTTTGAAGAATAAAGAATTTGATTTTGTTACAAAATGTAATAAAATGATATATTTACTTGGTTACTAGTGATTTATAATACGCAAGTGTTTCCTTTTGAGCCACTTTGTTGAAGTAATCAAACAACTCGGCATCGGTTTCTTGGTCGTGGCGCCATTCCTTCATAACTAGTTTGTCTATTTCAATTTGGGAGAGTTCCTTGTTTTGTTCTGTAAAAAATTTCCTGAAGTGTTCTCTGAAATAAAAGAAAATAGTTTTCGGTTTTAGTATCGTACTCGTTTTCGCTACTACTTTCTTCCTTTTTGACTTTCTATTCCGTATTTTCTCCAAACAACTCAAACATGTCTTAGTATATCTCCCGTTTTTGAATTTACGGAAATATTTAATGCCTTTATTTCGGCTACACGACTTACAGTATGGCATCACACGATATCATACGGTTTTCTTAGAATTTTATTCAATTTTGAATTTACTGGTATACAGGAACTAAATAGGCAGTTCCGAAATCAGTAGGTTTAGTCTGTCCATCGACAACATATTTGTCGATTTTACCAACAAACGCTTTATCGTAACCAATTATTTTTTGTAGATTGTCCTGTATATTCAACGGAGATGAAAATCCTATTACTTGATTATTGCTGAGTACTACATCTTGTAAGTATACGGTTTTATCGTCGCCTACGAAGTATATTCTCTGTGGGGGTTGTGTGTCAATAGTATCTGGCCAAAACCAAGTGTCCCCATAACAGAGCATGTTGTCGGTGTACGCGTTGAAGCTGATATTAGGAGGAGTTGCAGGAACATAATCACCGTTGAAAGACACTGCATTGAATACGACGTTTTTATCGTTGACAAAATATAGAATGAAGAGTGAGTGTGGACTTTTGACGTACTCTTGTAGTCCACTACTGAACAAATCAGGGCATTTCAAAACAGAACTGCCAATAGTAACTGGGGATTTTGGATAATCCATATCTGGAGACCCAGTCATGTTTTCAACACTAGAATTATCGAGTTTGTTGTAGTAGTATATGAATACTGATACCAGTATAATCACTATTATCATAAATAGAACATCGTTATTAGCCATTTATTACATAAAAAATAAAGAATAGAATATATACAAATGTCTAATGAACGAATGAAAGAATATGTCGGTTATGTATTAATAGTTTTTGTTACTGCCGTAAAATTATGCGTAAAAAAATAGTTGCTTAACAAATCATTATTAATAATAAATGCAGTCTTTTACACCAGAATTCAAAGCGAAACCAGTTTACAATTTGAAGAAAATGAACAAATCTTCTGATTTGAAGCTTAATAAAACCAGGGTTGAAGAACCAATTTTTGTTATCCAGCAGTATTACAAAGACAGGAACAGCAAACGTGAAAAGGAGATCCAATTCTGTTTGCTACAAAACTGTCTCAACCCATTGATAACTAAAATATTCTTACTAAATGAACGCATATATAGCAAAGAAGAACTAGGAGTGGAAGATGACTCAAAGATTGTGCAGATTAATATCAAAAGACGATTGAAGTACAGCGACGTATTCAAAACAGTCAAAAAAGAAGAGTTGAAAGGTTTCATTATATTTTGTAATAGCGACATAATGTTCGACGCCACGTTGGAAAAGTTGTTTTTCTCCAACTTATCAAGGAGAAAAGGCTTAATTGCACTTACAAGATATGAATACAAACCTGTAACGGAGTCTTTTGAAGAAAACTGCAAGAAGAGCAAAATGGTAATGGAAGGTCATGATTCTCAGGACACTTGGATTTTCCACTCTAGTTTCAATGTAAAGGATAAAAGTCAAAGGAAATTCGATTTTAACTTCGGTCTTCCAGGCTGCGACAATCACATAATGTTCTTATTCTTCTCTTTGGGGTACGAAATGTTTAACGTACCTCACTTAATAAAGACTCATCATTATCACAGTTCCAATGTAAGACACTACGACGAAAGCAAACGAATACGAGGAGGTTACTCTTACTTGCACGTGTATCGTTAAAACAAAATCGATTTTTTTCCCCAAGAATTTACGGAATTCGTGCCAGATAAGAAAGAGCCAAAAATGTTAAACGACACAAGCGAAGAAACCGAAATAAGTGAGTACTACGACACTTCGGATACAGAATCCATTTGTTCGTGGTCTTCAGATGACTAT